TTTAGCTTTCTTTTGAACTGCTGGTAATCTATCAATTGCGTGAAAACATTCATCTTTCTCTTTATCATCAGACACATAAGTATCAATCAATAATGAGTACATTAATGAATGAATGTTCTCCATCATAATTTGGAATCCGTAAAAAAACTTTGCCTCAGCATATTGAACTTCTTTTAAGAAATTTTCCGCCAAATTTTCATTTACAATACCATCAGACGCCGCAAAAAACGCTAATATATTTTTAAGGAAATATCTCTCATTATCAGATAGGTTTTCCCAATCTCTAATATCGTTAGATAAATCAACTTCTTCTGCCGTCCAAAAAGCCGCTTGATGTTGTTTGTAATATTCCCATATATCATTATGTTCAATTGGGAAGATAACAAATCTATCATTATTTGGTTCTAATATTTTTTCTTTCATTTTTAAATTAATTTTGTGTTTGTTCTTTTTGTTTTCTTTTGTCTAACAAATCTTTTATTCTTTGTCTGTTTCTTTCTTCAGTTTGTTCTTCTAACCCTAAGAATGTTACTGAACTCTCTGTATCAATCTCCAACATACCGTTATCAAATTTACAATTCTCAAATACAACTCCATCATCACCAATACGTGATTTAGTAATTGCAATAGTTGCTAGTTTCATTTCTTTTTGTTGTAGAGATTTAGCTACGGAAATAATTACGTGTCCAACCTGAGCTTTTTTGATAGACCCACCCATTTGGTCAGTTGTCACAACATCCGAAGATATTGAACTTCTATTACCCTGAGTTGCTGTCCATCCTACTAAATCAAGTTCGTGACACATAGATTCAAAACCTCTCATCACAGACCCTTCAGACTTCCATTCATCCCCCAAGTTTTTATCCGGAACCACACAATCAATGTAGTCCAATAATACCATATCAACTTTGATTCCTTCCGAAATCATTTTTCTGATTTGGTTCTTAATCTGCATCATTGTTACAGTATCAGATGGAAGTTTTTTAAGTATCAATTCATTAGGCATTTTCTCCTTAATTTCTTGAACTTTAACCATTACCTCATCTTTTCTTAAAGACAAATCATCCGGGTGGATTTTTGTCCATAATGTAATGTGTTTACGTTGAATAATCTTTGGGTTATCCTCAAAGAATATTTGTAAAACATTATATCCCAAATTAAATGCGTGATTTGAGATTTTTGTAAGTAAAGTAGATTTACCCACACCTGTTGGTGCTAAAACAACACCGATTTCACCCTTTGCTAAACCACCTTTTAAGAGTCTATCTATCCCCGGAATACCCATTGGTATTGGATGACGATAATCTTCGTTTAGAACATCATCTAAGTTACTGAAAACACTTTCCGTTCCCTTATCGTGTTCTCCAACTTGTAATGCCTTACTAACCATTTCCTCTAATGTATCATAACTCTCAAATTCACCGGTATCAATGATTTTTTGAGCTTTAACCATTACTTTCTGTAACTCCTGTTGTTTACAGAACTTCATTGATTTTTCTTGTACAAATTCAGCCCCTTCAAGTGTTGATTCCTTAACTTTTGTAAGGGTATCAATAATGATTTTTGCCGCTAGAGGTTGTTGTATCTCAGATTTTGTAATTTGTTCTAATGTGTCAAAGGTTGGTGTGTGTTCGTATTTTGTATAATACTCTTTAATCATTTGAATAATTAATTTGAAGTATTTATTCTCAAAATAACTTGTTTCAATCACATCTATAATTGACCGTGAAAAGTCTTTGTCGATAATGATTTGGTTTAATAATTGTATCTGAAAGGTACTACCTAGATACTCGAAATTTTTGTTTGACGCCATATATTTTTTCTTTTAGTGTAATAATAAATACTACACACTTAAGGTAACATCCAGATATTTTTTTGTTAAATTTTTAGATGAAAAGATGTCAGTCAAGTTCATCAACAAGTTTTTTAGGTGTGGGCGTACATCCACGGTATATCTTATCTTTGGAGGGTATACTTTAGCGTCCACCTGTCTATGACAAATTGTCACATCATTTTGTTTGATAAAGATGTTAAAGTACTCCGGACCGTCAGTATAAGACGTTTCCAAAATAGCTGGATTGTTAACGATTTCATACATATTATCCGTCATATATGTTACGGTTTTCAACGACAATTGTGTTTGAATGTCGTCTTTAAATTCACGAAGTAAGTCATAAAGTTCTACTGAGTTTTTACCCTCATTGTTGAACTCTCTTACGTTAAAAAATCTCTGTACAATGATGTTATCGTTTACCATCATTAAGAATTCTAATTTTACCGAATCTTGGTCTTTCATAGTTTTAATTAATTGTTTTTGTAATTTCTTTTTTCTTTTCTTGTTAGTTTTAAAAAGGGTCTAACAAAATTAACCCACGCGTCATCTCCTTTTGGTAGATACTTAAAAAAACCATCTTCCATCATCATCTTAATAAGACCTCTATGACCCCTTCCATCAGGGTCCAAAGTTTCTCTATAATATAACTCAACAAGTTCCTTAGCCTCGTCGCTAATTAGAGGATTTGACAAATTTATGATTTTTTCGTTAATAACAAAATATTCATCACCATAAACACCACTCTTAGTCTTACCGGATAACAAATTTTGTAGTGTTTTATTATCTTTATTTTCCTTCAGTAGAATTTCAGCCTTTTCTAAAATATCGGTAATTGAAACCGGTTTTTCAAGTAACTCAGGAAAAAACTTAATAAGTGTCTTTTCACCCAACCCATATATCCCATCAATATTGTCCGATTTATCTCCCGATAATATCTTATAAGTTTTAATGTTTTGATGTGGGAATTCGTAAAAATCACATTTGATTTTACTTCCAAGACTATAAGTTTCTTTGGTTCTTGGATAATAGACCGATACCTTATCCGATATAAGTTGGGTAAGGTCTTTATCCCCCGAATAGATGGTCTTTTGTTCGTTCTCCGAGATTTGGCAGTAGTAAGCAATCAAATCATCCGCTTCGTTATTATCTACGTTGATTTGTCTTATATAACAGTCCTCTAAGTATTGTTTGATTCTCTCTTTCTGCTCAGTGAAAGAATCTAACTTATACTCGTTGTCTCTGTCTCTACGTTGTTCTTTGTATTGGGGGTAAATAAGTTTACGGGCAGAAGAGTTATCATCACCGTCCCACATAACAACAACCTTATCAAAGTTTTGTTCGTCTATGAATCGTCTAATGGTATTCACAAAGTGCCATAAGGCACCTATGTGTTTTCCATTGTGATAATAATCTTTAACCCCGTGGAATCCAATTTTTACTAAATTGTTTCCGTCAACCAAAAGTGTTTTAGTCACTTGTTTTTGTTTGTATTCGTTACTACTCTTTTTCTTCTTTTTCTTCTTTTAAATCAAAATCACCATCAGTACCAATAATTGTTTTCCAATAATCCGCATACTCTTTTTTATATTTTTCAATATTTGATTTTTCTTCTGTTGAGTCTTTACCGGCTAAAAATCCGTGAGGAGTTACTATAATTTTACCATCTTCATAACCAAGCCCATTTATGTGATTTTTTAAAACCGAAACTTTACTCCTAACAGCAAATTTAATACTTCTCTTATCTTTGGTCGCAGTTATTTTATTTGTTCCAGCACCTTTTTGATTCCCAAATAAAAACACTAAAGATGAGTTTAACCAAATAGCATTTCCACCCTTCGCCATAATTTTAGGTTGTCCAAATGGATTATCAGGTAACTCAACCCAAGGTTGGTTTACAATAATCAAAGTATTTTCATATTTTGAATCTGCTTTACGAGACCCCGATATTCTTTGATTAATACCCATACCTATTTTATCCGATAATGCCGACGCGTTGTGCATCTTACCACCTTTACCTTCAAAGGTCATTTTACAAGGAACTGAACCAACAGAATCCCACATAATACATAAACTATAATCTAACTCACCTTTTTCTTGAGCATCTAATAATGAATTAATATAATCCGTAATTTCCTCAATATAATTAAAATTATTATTGAATATGTAAAATCCATCCCAATCTAATTCTCCGGTTTCTTCATCAACAACTTCCTCACATTGAAAACCCATTAATTTAGCGTGTTCAAACGACCATTTCTGTTCAGTAATTATGAATACCGGTAAAATACCTTTTTTCTGAGCATCAATAGCAGTTTTTACCAAAGCTGTTGTTTTTCCTGTGTCTGAATGACCCAAGAACATATTTAAGTGTCCTATAGCCGGACCAGGTAATCCAACAGCATCCAAAAAGTCAGGACCTAAGTCAAAAAAACTTTGTGGCTTATATTTTGCCGATGTTGAGAATTTGTCCTTAATGGACTTAAAATCGTGTTTTTTAATTGCCATATATATATGTTAATTTAATTTTTAGTGGTTTTATTAGATAACATAGACACGATGTCTATGTTCGTGTCTATGTTAAGTAATATAAGTTTTGTTTGATTAGAACGGCATATCATCATCCTCTTCATCTCCCGCTTGTGGGTCAATCGGAGCCGATGGTTTAGAACCACCAAATGATACTTCAGACTCATCAGAGTTACCATAATCATAACCACCTTTATCAGAGTTCCATTTTGGAGTTTCACCTCTTGCAATAGCTTCTAAGTATTCAACCGGTTTTTTAGAGTAAACATCTTCCCAAGTCAACTCATCGTTAATCCAACTTTCAGATGTTGTTTTATTCTCGTGAATAGGACCAGCATCGTCATACATAACTGTTTGAATTACTGTGTAGTAAGCCCCTTTTGGAGTTTTAGCTTTAGTTAATTCAAGGATAAGGTCTCTACCTTTTTCAGGGTCAGCAATATCTCCTTTGTTTCTGTAGATAGGAATGATTTTGTCATAGATACCTTCATTTTTGTAGTTAGATTTGAATCTCCAAAATTTAACACCATCTTCTTCGTTATCTCTATCAATAACTTTAACAATGTAAAATTTACGTGCCAAGTAATTTGAAGCTAATTTTTTATCTTCTTCTTTACCTGTTGAACGTAATTCTTCGTAAACCTCAGTTAAAGGTGAACGTTCATTGTCATTTTTTCCCGGGTCATAAAACTTTTGGAATTTTCCATCAACTTGAATCTCGTGGTACCAAACTTCTTTAAATGGTGAAGAACCATCTGTAGTTGGTAAGATTCTTAATCTTCTTTGGCCTTGAGTTTCCTTATCTTGAAGGATTGCCGCGAAGTATTTTTTCATTCTTTCTTCTTGTGTGAATTTTGAGGTAGAAGAAGAGCTACCTTGTTTTGCTTTCTCGTATTGAGCCAAAACTGCGTCTAATGAATTTGTCGCCATAGTGTTTAAAATATTTAAAGGTTTATAAAAGTATAAGTGTCAGCCGTGTGTTTGTCAAATTGTTTTGTAAAAAAAAGGGCCCGAAGACCCTTTTAATTTACGATATTTTTTGGAATCCTCCTTTTGACGGGATTGAGTCTTCAAAATTTCTAAATGTTTTTTTAATCTCGTTTGGTGAAAAATCTTCCACTTCGTCTTGAGTTAAAATATACTCATTTTTTCCGGACTTTTCCATATCTTCTTCTTTGTCTTCAAAGAAATCTGATAATTTTTGATTAAATGGTCCTGAATCTAAACTTCTTAGTTCTAATTTTTCTTGAGGTGTTTTATCTCTATATCTCTCGACTTTAGCTTCAATATCATTTAATTTAGTCATAAGACCGTCCATCTCACCTAATTTAGATTCTAAATCAGTTAAGTGTTGAAATAAGTTATTAAAATATTCTTCTTGTTTTTCTTCAACTTTTTTCTGAGACGTTACTAAATCAGTAACATCAATTTCTTCTGTTCCACCTTTTTGTTCAGGAACTTTACCGTTATTATCTACTTTCTCTACATCAGGGTCGTTATCAACGTCAACAGGTTGAGGCCCTTCAGGAGCTGCCGGTGCTGGTGGCACCACATTAGGGTCAGCAGGAGGAAGAGCTGCGTTTGGGTCTGCCGGTGGCAAAGCGTTAGGGTCTTCCGCCGGTGGTGGTGGTAATGTTGCATCTTGTTCAACAATATATTGATTGATAGAATTATATCTAGCAATTTCTTCAACGATTCTATTATCTATTTTTCTCATTTTATCCGTTTAATAATTGTTTTACACCTGTTAATGTTTCAACTTGGATTTTTTTATTTGTATTCATTGTGTTATCCACGCGTTCTATTAAACCATCTTTCATTCTGATAGTATAACAATCTCCCGTATCTAAATCACATACTTGTTTAGAACCATTACCCAAATCTTTCTCTGAGCTTCTTGTGGTTTTACCTAAATAATTGTCTAATATTAATTTTGTGTTCATAATCTTTTATATATAAATATCTGTTTATTTGTAAATGTTACGCCAACACCTACACATACACCTAACCCTTCACCAACACCTACACCACAACCACAACCACCAACACCTACGTTACCACCGGATATTAAAATAGTTAATTTAGGGTTATCGGCA